CCCAGGGACACCCTTATGATATATAATACAACTCCCCCTTTATACGCGAGTGAAATTTTATACGCGAGTAAAAATTCAGTTCGGTGCGGCGAGCCGCCAGTTCGGTCAAAATTTGACCAACCACTGCAACAAACCCACCGGCGCCATTTCAAGTTGCCATGTCCCGGTCTGCAAATTTATTTGCCCAGCGGTAAAATTTCCCTTGCAAACCTTACCCGAATATGGTATAAAGGGAAAATAGGCTAGGGAAGATTTATCCTATCCCCCTACAAAATCCCACAAAGTTTAACTGCGATTTAGACTATCTGGACGCCGTTGCCAGCAGACCGGCCGCCACTGCAGGTTATCTACACCTGTCTCCAGAACGCTGGGCGGATTTCCTAGGTTACTCCGCGCCGCAGGCCTGACCAGCCTGGTAACCTCCTTTGCCGCCCGCCGTTCCCAGTCTTAATACCGGACCCAGGCCCGACCGGTATGCCACTGCGACCACGCTGGTAGCGGCCTCCAGATGTTCTAACGCGCTGGTGGGATGAGACGGGAGTTGATTAACGCCGGTTCGGTGGGTTGTGTTCTGTAGTTTGTTCGTTACCGGTGCTCTCTCCCGTTTGCCGATGTGCACTGGTGTGGTTGGTTTGTTGAGTGTGGTGGGTTTGTTTCGGAGGCGGCGGCATGTTCGCCGCCGACTGTAAACTGATTGGAGGATATAATGTCTAGGAATTTACCGAGAGCTGGTGGTGATGCTGTTCAGTGTATGCCGATTGAGAATCATGGGAGTACATCAGGTGCTGCAAATATTGATGTTACTAACATGGCATTCATCGAGTTCGATAGTGCTGTGACGGTGTACTGGGAAGGTGAAACCTCAAAAACTTTCGATGTAGCTAAAAATAAAATATATGGAGTTGAAGGAATCAACACTCTCCATGTCAGTGCTGCAGTAAACTATATTTGGCTGTAGGAGGCAACTATGCCGATAGGTTCAGATTTTAGTGTAAGTAGTGGTGGAGACATTCGTCACACTGGTGGAACAGATAAGTATACTGTTCTGGAGTTACACAGGTGGTTGCAAGACCTTGCTGATGATGCAGCAGCTTCTGGTAATGACCTGATTGATATCACAAGTGATACTCCGTCAGAGCGTAGTACTGACAATATTATCACACTGAACTCTCCGTATAATATTGACGATATTGCAGCTGAGTATTTGTACGACGGTAGTATTACTCAGTCCGGAGGTGATGTTGTGTATTCTGGACTGGTTGTTGTGGGGTCAGTATATGGGACTACAACCCTGCAAGTTGTCCAGAATAACACTTTGTACGATGGCGATTCTCCATTTTGGGGAACTGGTATTAATACTGATGCTGCGAATAACATTCTTACCAGAATGCTCATTAAAACCAGGACTGGTGGAAATGACATTGATGGTAAGCGGGTAAGGATTTATGCCCGGGAATGGGGAGCAACGTTTGCTGAGTTCTCTGTTACGATGGGACTTGGTAATTCCACGGCAGCTATCTTTACCAATGAAGACTTGAATAACAAGACGGCATCTGCTACAGTTGGTGGATGGTCAGGAATCAGTAACACTGAAGGCTACCAGACGCTTGACCTACAAAATGGTAATGGAAGTAAGCCGTACTATTCCAAGTGGGATAAGAGCACGTATACAATTAATCAGTTGTATGAACGTGCTAAGTATCTTACCCGCAGAGGAACTGCTGAAACAGTGTATGGAATGGACGGAGAACTATTCCGAGGTATAACGCATGAGTGGGACTATGACAATGAGTCTGGTGGACCGTTTACTGAGAATGAAACATTAAGTTGGGGTACCGGCGCAACGGCTGGTACTGGAGCGCTTTTGGCGCTTCATGATACTGGTTCTGCGGGAACAATGTGGATTCAGTTACTTACCGGTGTACCGCCTGCTGATAATACGGCTATTACTGGTGGGTCGTCCAGTGCGACATGCGATGTGAATGGGTCAGTTACTGCCAGAACTCTTCCGAGTGTCTTTCTTGGACAGTCAACTGGAAGTACAATTATTGGTGGGTTTGGAGTTGGTATTGACCCCAATGACCTTACACACAATGACAAGGTATTTGACCTTACGAATACTTTGCAGCAACCTCCGAATAACGTTACGTTTACTGTACATGGTCTTGTTTCAGGTGAAGACCGTGTTCTGGTAACAAACGATAGTTCTGGGGTTGATACCACACAGATGACTCTTACATCTGCATTGACTGGCTCTGCAGTAACAAGTGTTCCTGTCAACAGTATTCCATCTGATACTCCAGCAAGTGGTACCATTCGGATTGTCTGTAATAACGGTGTACATAAGCGTGTATCATTCAGTTCATGGAGTGGAAGTACCTTTACGATTACATCAACTAATTTCAGCAGCAGTCATGCGGACAGTGGTAACGGTGTATACATTGGGTACATTGATAAACTGGCATCTGGAACATCTGAGCAGTTTACTGTTGTATATAGTTCTGACAGAACTTTGTTTGTGCGAGTTCGTGACGGGGGCGCAACACCAATTAAAACCTTTGAAACTACTGGCGCACTCAGTTCTGGTGGTGGAAGTACTACGGCAATTCGGACTTCTGACGCATAGGATTACGCATGCCTTGGTCAACTAGCGGTACTTGGACAAATGAAGCATCAAAGACGGTTACTGCAGTTGCTAGTACAACTGGTGGCATAACTGTAACTGCAGCTTCGCATGGGTACTCGAATGGTGATTTTGTTCAGTTAATTGATTTAGGTACTTATAACGGTGCGTACTTTATTAGTAATGTTACCACTAACACTTTTGACATAGTTAATCAGTATAAACAGGATGGTACATTATTAAGTTATGGTGCTACAGACTCTGGAACCTGCGCAAAAGGGGCTAAAGATTTCAGTGGCATAACAGGCGTAACTAACGTATCGCAAGTAGTCAATAATTCAAAGGATAAGATTTATCAGTCATCTGGTACAAGTGTTGAAATAACAATTAAAGGTGCTATCTGTATTGACCCCAAATTTGAAACTGTAATTTTGAATAGAAGTGCTGGTGCTGGGAAAAATGCTCTGACTGTTGACACTGGTGGTATACTGCAAATAGGAATACCAGACCTTGAAAATTCCTACTATGATTTTCCTGCTGGAGTAGCTTTTATTTTTCCGGTGTACTCCACAAATAACTCTTTTGCGTACCAAGAAACTTGGAGTCCTTTTCGTTGTATTGGTAGTGGTGAGTTAAAGTGGTTTAGCGGAACTGTTTTCTGCTATGGCGCAGTTGCTTGGTATGGTAAAGTTCTTTGCATGTCTAAGAACTGTATTCTTTCGTCAAGAAATACTGTTGCGCCACAGATACGTCAGCGGTCAAGTAACTGTATAATCAAGGGATTAACAACACATGACTATAAGTTTACAGCTATTGTAAATGCTTCAGAGATTAAAGGATACGTCCCAATTCAGTCCACATCTGCTATTGATATGTCGTCAAGTGGTAGTAATAATACCTGGTATACATTCTACAACCTAATTGCTGGGTATGGGAATGATAAAGAGGTAGGCATTAAGAATAAGATGTGGGTAAGACTTGTTAATGTTAATAATGGGTCTGATATTACAATACATGCGCAAACTACTGGCTCTACAAACCAAGCTGGAATTTGCGAAATTCGTGAAGAGTTATCACTTACGATACAAGAGCAAGATGGAACTAAGATTGAAAACTGTAGAGTGTTTATTCGTGATACAGACCATTCACACAGATTAGCTGCAAATACCTATAATAGTAATCCTGACTATGAAGATGACAGAACGTATGGCGGTTTAACCGATACTGACGGAGAGATATCATTTACTGGCGATACTGGTAGTATTTTGCTTACGTGCTACCACAGACCTGATAATGGAGCTACGACAAATGACGTTTGGGATAGTCGTGGTAAGAATAATAATAAAACAGATTTATTTGACGTTGGATTTGCTTGCTACGGGTATATTGCAGGTGTGCAGGAGTACGAGCTTAAGGGAAATGATGGTATAGATGTAACGTATGTGCTATTTGCTGATACAGGAATTGTAGAATCTAACAAAACAACAGTTAGTGGATATACAAGTATTGATAATCTTAGTAAGCTGTATGACTATGCACAGTACTGGGTACAGAAATCTTCTGATAATATGGAAGAAATTGGACTTGGTAGTATGGTAGTTGAGAAGTCTGGTAAAACGATAGACTTTGGAGCAAAACATGTTTATCTTGATTCTTCATATTCAGATGTATTTGATTATACTGACTCCAGTAAAAATGTGCAAGTTAAAATTGGGTCTGGATTAGCTGTAACAACTGCATATACTGGAATAAAGGCCACAACGTTTTATCTTAATGATGCAATCAATCTTACAGATATTACACTTGATGGTGATTTACATATAAATACTGGAGCGAATTCAACGCTTACATTTAGTAACGTTACTGTTACTGGTAATATATATAACGACGACACCTCGCACACACTAACAATTACTGCATCAAACGGTGCCAGTATAACTGCAGGTGATGCTGGAACTGGAAACGGGCAGACAAATATTCAGCATCCAGTTACTGTTAAAGTTACTGTTAAGGATGCAGCAACTGGGGCCGCTATCTCAGGTGCTATGGTATTTCTGGAGGAATCCGTTAGTGGAACTGATATAATAAAAACGACTACAAATGCTAGCGGAGTTGCCCAGAATACTACATACGACTACACAACTGATAAAGCAGTTACTGGACGTGTACGTAAAGCATCTAGTGGGTCATTATATAAGACTGGAGATATTACTGGTACAATAACCAGCAATGGATTTGACACTACAATACTTCTAATAAAGGATGAGTAATGTGGCAAAAGCGGTATGATTCGGCGCAGCAGACTATCAAAGAGCAAGCTGAAATTATTGATTCTTTGACTAATCTTGTTAATGTACTTAAAGCTGAGAAGGTACAGTGGGAAGCTGAGCGGAGTAAGCAGTTGCAAATTATTACTCAGCAACTATCTGGCAGTGATGATATTGTACGTAAACTGCAGGATGAAATTCGAGAACTCAGGTTAAAGTATAACATTAAGGATTAGTAATGGCAATTACTATTGACTGGGGAACAAAGGTTATTAATGTTCCTAAAGCTGACCTTACAGTTGTACAAACTACTCCATTTGAGGTACGGAAGCTAGATCTTGACTGGTTTCGTTTACAGCTTAAAGACCTTGAGGATTCAGAAGCTGGTATTCCAATGCCTGATACTCACCGGCATTATGCCAGTGTTGACGTTGGTGGTGTAACACTTGCTCAGGTTATTGAGCTAATAAATGGGTATACCGTAACGTTTGAAGATGGTCAGTATGCAGTAAATTTAGTGGGCGCAAACTCAAACGTTGGTGATGTAGTTAATGTAAACCAAGTATCTATTAGGTCACAGAACTCTGCTGGACTGACAGAACCAATAACTAGCACAGAGTTGGCAGATAAACTCTGGAGGTATACTCGTCCATAATGGATGTCTGGGAAATATTAAGGTCGCACAGTATGCTTGGCCCTGGGTATGATGCGTATGAAAACCTACTGGCACAGGGTGAAGTTGGTATTGTAGTTATTAATGATGTGGAGATATTCTTGCAGTGTAGCGACGTAGAGGCTGAGATTGAAGTTGTTGAGTATGATGTTTCTATCGTTGAGGATGAATACACTGTACTGGTTGAGGAAGAACCTTACACTATAGAGGTATGTGATGTCTGAGTTGATTGGTGATATTGAGTGGTATCGTGGTGATAGCTACCCACTAACACTTACCATAAAAAGTAAGTCAACAAAACAGGCGATTGATATTACTGGATATGCGTTCAAGTTGACAGTGTCATCAACTAAGGACCCGCCAGATGATAGTACAAAGCTGTTTGATGTAGACGGTGACCTTGACGAGCCAACAGAAGGTAAGGTTGTATTTACACCTACAGCTACAAATACTGACTTTGTCCCAGGAACATACTACTACGACATTCAGATGACTGATATAAATAGTAATATTCGGACGATTGCTAAGTATAAATGGAAACAACTACAGGATATTAGCAAATGAATAGACTATTACCATACAGTGACCTGGAACTGCTTACATGTCTTGTTGTTGGTGAGGCAGCTAATCAACCGTGGGCAGGTAAGGTAGGTGTTGCGTATACTGCATACGTTCGCACACAGCATCCTGGGCATTGGCATTGGGGGCATAACTGGCGGGAAGTTATTCTGTGTAAAAATCAGTTCTCCTGCTTTTTTGACCACAATCTTAATCGGATAATTGAGCAGCGTGAGCAGCATAGTGCTATTTGGCAAGAGTGTTATATGGTTGCATATTCAGTTTATCTTGAGCTGGTTAGTAGCTATATTGGAGAGCCTACGCATTATCATACACTTAGTGTACAGCCCTATTGGGCAAATGACCTTAGGTATCTTATGACTATTGGTGACCATAAGTTCTATACATGTTTTTAAGTTCGGTCAATTTTTGACCTATCACTGGAAAGGAGATTTACTATGAAATGGATTATTAAGATTCTGTGTCTGATTGTATTGCTGGCTCCGGTTGCTGTATTTGCTGAGTGTGATTTTGCCTGGAATAATGTTGCAGGGCATACGTACACACTTGATACATACACGGTACAGTTTTCTCCATCATACTCAGGCCCGTGTCCGCAGGGAAAAGTTGATGTATACAATGAAACCTGTAAGTTGCCGATACTTACCTGTACCTATATGACACACTGTGGACAGCGTATTACAGTTACCTGTGGCGATACTGACCTTAATTTTGTATACTGCAGTGGTAAGCTTGTGTACGTCGAATTTACTGATATTATGCTAGAATTGGAGTCTGACGAGTGAAAGATTATTACTTCTCTGGCCCAGTAATTGCTGAGTGGCCAGAGGATGAAGTTCGTGATATTATCATTTACAAGCAGTTAGCGTTCTATACGCCAGCTCATGTCTGGGTAGTTCCTGAGGGTGCTGTTGTAAATGGTGCATCGTTTCCAGTATTTCTGTGGTCAACAGGAAACTCACCGTTTATCGGTAAGTACCGGCGTAGTGCAGTATTTCATGACCATTACTGCAATGTACGAACAGAACCTTGGGAATCTGTCCACTTTATGTTCTATATGGCAATGCTGTGTGATGGAGTAAATAAGGAAAAAGCATTGCTTATGTATCATGCAGTACGAACATTTGGTCCTCGCTGGGATGAACATGGTGATAGTCTCCTGTACGAGCCGTGCGAGCAGTGGGAAGAAGATTTAGTACTTGATTATGTTGGGGGCTAGTTGTGGATTTTGACGATACTTGGGAATTGGAGGATGACGAGGAGTTCAGTCCTGTAACTACAGAAAAGCAGCAGCACGGACGGCCTAAGATTATAATTGATACAGAAGCTGTGTACGACGCTGTTGCTCAGGGAATGAATAAGAAGGAAATGGCAGAAACCTTCGGAGTTTCTATCCCCACACTAAATAGCAGGATTGCTGAGATTCAGAAGAAGCAGGGGCTGTTGATGCAGTATCGTGCACTTCAGTCTTTACAGTTAACTGATATTCAGGCAAGGGTACTCGAGTGCATAACAGACGAGAAGATTCAGGAAGCACCTCTACGGGACTTGGTATTTGCGTACAAGATATTGAAGGACAAAGAACTGGTAGTCGATGGAAAGCCAAACGAAATAAAAGGGCTGGTTGGGTATCTCATCCAGTTGGAAAAAGAAGAGGCTGCCGCCGCCGACCCAGTTGAATTGGATATAACACCTGAAGACCATCAATATACAGAAGATGGTGAGAAGTTGCCTGACTTATGAAATTAACAGATATTGATAGTGTACTGCGAAAGAATAAGATAAAACCTCGCGGTAAATTAGCTAGCATATCTGAAAGTTTGTATGATGCTGCTAAGGAGCTGTCGTACTATGACCCAGTACGTAGAAATACTGACCTAGCTACAGGTCCAGTTCCTATGAAAAAGATACCTACTGCAGCTGGTAAAGTTGCTCGGGTAGTTAAGAAGAATTTTATTGCGCCAGTTATGGATGCGTACCAGACAATGAATAAGGTAAATACTGGGCAACCGTACAGTATGGGTGAAGCACAGAACTTTGCCGGTGTTGGACTGTTGGCATCTATGCTTGGTGGGCCGAAAGGTGGATTTGACCCAAGTGAGACAGCAGTGATTAGGCAACCTCCTATTGTGACTAAGGCAATCAGGAAAATACTGAAAGATGAATACAAGGCACGTGGGCCAGTTGACCAAACTAATCCTATTGATATACTGCTTCGTAGGACGGTATTTAGAGGCGAACTGCATGGAAGGTGGCCGAAGGTAGTTGAAAATAAAGCTATGGCGCCAAACTTTGGGCACAAATGGCGCACAGCTAGTAACATTGGTGAACCAGTTGGTGTATCATCTACGTTTTCGCCAGAGGTAGCTGTAAACTCATTTTCTAATAGTGCTGAGATGTCAAGAGCTGTTCCGCTATTTGGGGATAAACCTGAAAATGTAATACTTAATATGCTAGACGCAAAGCATAGAGGCATTGTTAAAGGTAGTTATATTACAGCTGTTAATAAGTATCTTGACGAGGCACCTGATGATATTATACTAAAGCTTGCTGGGTCTAAGAAGCCATGGGAACTATTTAGTCTGGATAAGTTTAATGACCATCTTACTACTGATTTAGAGGAAAAGGGATATAAGGGAATTCTTTATCACCCAGATCGGTATGGCGAGCAAGAACTTAAAATGTTCAATCCAGCAGACCTTTTACACCTAGATATGCGTAAGCTTGGTGATAAGGCAGTAGATAGATATATAGGAGATGTAGTAGAAGCAAAAACTAATCGTGATATAGCATATCAGGACTATTTGAGCACTACTCAGCAAGAGACGTCACTTAGAGATAGTATATACTCTAAAATTGATACTACAGGCGTTATTCGTAAGCATCCAAAAGTTCAAGATGTTATACGAAAGGAACTTGAGTCGCTACCAAAAGATATTCGTGAGTCTGTTACTGACATAGCAGTATTTCCACTAGCAAAACTTGTCTATAATCAGGCAAGTAAACCTGGAAGTACTACATTGAACGACATATACTCAGAGATTATGCGATTGCCATACGATACACTACTTGATGCTGCACCGCAACTTGCCGATATTGCAATTAGGCATAATACTGCATTTTCTAATAAGCAAAAAGATATTGCCTTGGAAATGGCTAGTATGCATCGTGATAACCCAAGTGTAATGTTATCTAAAATCTTAAAGTATACTGATTTTGCTTCGCAGAAACGTAGTAGTATGGGCATGGAGTTACTTCGAGACGCAGATGAGTTACCGCCGGCAGCTGTTGATGATATTATGCGAGTGGTTACGAATAAACTTGGTGATAATACTGTATATACACCACTCGGTGCTATGAATAGCAGTAATGCTGAGACAATTAAAAGCATTTTTAAGTCTGTTGCTACATCGGATAAACTATCCGACGATGCTATACAGTATTTGTCGGAGTTAAATTCTGCAATACCTGGATTTGTAGACACTGTATATCCAAAGAATCGAATAGCAACACTTGTTGGTAGAAAGTACGCAAATGCAGTATTTCCACTTAAAGCTGGAACAACATTTGACGACATAGTTAAAAGCGGTGCGCTAATTAAAAAGTATCCTAACGGTTCATTTGCTATAAATATACCGTACTATCGGTATCTTAGGAATGTAATGCCAGAACGTGCTCATGCGGTATGGCGGTTACTTAAAGAGCAAAATCAACAGATTAAGTAGGAGTGCATATGACTTTACTCGAACGTGCCTTGGCTATGCTTGGCAAAAACAAGAAGAACAAAAAGACTGGTGTTGCTGATGCAAAGAAGGCTATGGCTACCAGGCGTAATCGTGTAGATGATGCTGTTGCGCGTGCACTTGGTAAGAAGTCTAAAAAGAAGAAAACCAAGCTTGCTACGCCGCCGTCTAAGTAATGAATGACTACATAAAGTCTAAAATTAAAGCCTGGCAAGCCTCACCACTCTTGTTCGTGCATGAGGGTATCCAGGTTGAACCAAGTTCTCAGCAAGCTGAGGCACTGGTTAAATTTGCTAAGACCAAGCGCATGACTATCAGGTCAGGCCATGGTACTGGTAAAGACGCCTGTGCTTCGTGGATAATCATCTGGTTCTTGGTTACTAGACTTTACGCCAAAGTTGTTTGTACTGCGCCAACGGCAAGGCAGTTGTCTGACGTACTGTGGTCAGAGTTGTCTAAGTGGATGCGTAAAAGTATTGTTGCTGACGAGTTTGTTATCCAGAAAGATAAGATTTATCATAAGCATGCACCAAAAGAGTGGTGGTGTCGTGCAGTATCTGTATCAGCAAGAGCATCTAAAGATGAACAAGCTGAGACACTAGCTGGATTTCACGGCGACCATATGCTGATTGTAGTTGATGAAGCATCTGGTGTTAATGACCCAGTATATATTCCTCTTGAAGGTGCTATGACTCAGGAGGATAATAAGTGTCTGCTCATTGGCAATATGACCAAGAACTCTGGATACTTCTACGATTCGCATTTTCATAGTGAATTAAAGAAGAGCTGGACTCGCCTGCACTGGGATTCGCGTGAGTCCAGTAATGTATCCAAGGAAATGGTACAGTACTTCATTGACAAGTATGGCGAGGATTCCAGTGTATTTGCAGTTCGTGTTGCTGGTAATCCGCCACACGCAGATGATGATTGCCTCATCCCACTTTCCTGGAGTATGCAGTGTGTTGATAATGACATAGGTGTTCCAGAGGACGAACCACTGTACTTTGGTGTAGATGTTGCTCGGTATGGTAGTGATGACAGCGTTATCCTACCACGCCGCGGTAACTGGATATATGAATGGAAGACTATCCATCACATGAATACTATTTCACTTGGCGGAGAGATAGTGATGATGGGTACTGACATGGAAGCCGAAGGAATCGCTATTGATGAAATAGGTGTTGGTGCTGGAGTAACTGACTGGTTATATAAGCATGGAGCAATTCCAACCTTTGGCATTAATGTAGCATGTTCCTCAAGTGATATAACTAAGTACCATAAACTTCGTGATGAACTGTGGGTACGTGTTAAAGAAAAATGTATGAAGGGTCTGTATAGATTCCCAAGTGGAAAACTTGGTGACCTACTCTGTAATGAACTTGCATCAGTTGGCTACGACTTTAATACCTACGGTGGAATTGTAGTTGATAGTAAAAAATTACTGAAAAGTAAAGGCAAGGAATCACCGAATGTTGCAGATGCGCTTTGCTTAAGTGAATACTTTCAGAATGTAGCAACGCAAGTTTTTCCGAAGAATAAGAATAGGCGAGTTAATCCTGCAGCTCGTCAACCAAACCCATACGCTTGGATGGTGGCATGAAGATAAAAATTGAGAAAGCACTTGAGTGGCTAGGTGAATGCGAGAACAGCACTCCAGAGACACAGTGGAGAAAAGTGTCTAAGGAAGACTATCGGTTCTATGCTGGCAAACAGGATACTGCAGTAGTTGTTGCAACATTACAGGAGCAGCAGCGTCCTAACAGTACATTTAACCAGGTAAAACCGAAGATTGATATGCTGATTGGTATTGCTGCTCAGTCGCGTAGTGATGGAAAGGTGTTAAATGTTGGTGCTGAAGATGCTCCGATAGCTGAGGTTCTAGATGGAACACTTAGGCATTTTCGTCGTGAGATGCGGATGAAGCAAAAGGAACAAGCTTGTTTCATGCATACAGTTAAGTCGGGCCGGTCAATGCTGTATTTCTGGATTGATAAAAGTAATCCGTTCAAGCCGGTGCCTACTGCAAAAAGGATTCCAGGATTTCAGTTCGGTGTTGACCCAGAATCTATTGAACTGGATATGAGTGATGCAAGATACTTTTACGTAGATAAGTGGGTTGATGAAGATGAGTATAGAGACTTATTCCCGAATTTGGATACTGGGTCAATCTCATCTGTCAGTGACCGCTATGACGATGCACCTGAATTTTTCAATGAGTCTGCCAATAAGTATCGACTTGTTGAGATGTGGTACAAGACAAAGGAAAAGGTAGTGTGGTTTAAGAATCCACTTAGCGGTAAGGCGGAGTGGCTATTTCCACGCGAATTTGCTGACTTTCGGTTGACACTAATGAAGGGTGTTAAGTTGGCAAATGGACAGCAGTACAAACTTGCTGACCCGCGACAATTACCTGGAATTGGCACAAGAAAGGATGTATACCGCTATATAATTTTCAGCGGTGACCATATTATTGAGGAAGGTCAGTCTCCTTATAAGTATGAAGGATTTCCTGCAATACTGTATGGGGCATACAAGGATGACGATACAAATGCTTGGTTTGGCGCAATTACTATGTCAAAAGACCCACAGCGAGCATTGAATACTATTCGGCGTCAGCTTGTACATCTGTTGCAGACATTGCCGAAGGGAATACTGGCACACGAATCTGGAGCTGTTGTAAACATCGAAGATTATGAAGCTAGGGGAAGTGAACCTAACTTCCATCTCGAATTAATGCCTGGAAAATTTGAGAAGTATAGATTCGAAACACAGCCTGGAATTTCTCCGCTATACGGTCAGCTGGATATGACATTTGACCAGGCTATTAAGGACACATCTGGAATCCAAAATGAGTTAATGGGAATCCAGCAGTCCTCTCGTGAACCTGGGGTTTCAGTACAATTACGGCAGCAGTCAGGACTTACCGTTCTGTATATGCTGTATGACAACTACCAGGATTCAAGGATTCGTGGGAATAAGTTGTTGTTATCACTTATTCAGCAGTACGTCACCTATCAAACTGTTATTAGGATTGAAGGTGAAAAGGGTATGGAACTACTGAAAATTAATAGTCAGCTCAACCCGCAATCCGAAGGATTTAACGATATAAGTACTGGTGAGTATGACATTGTTGTTGACGAAGTTGATGAGTCACCGACTGGGCGTATGATGATAGCCAGGATGCTTACAGAGTTGAATACAAATAATCCTGGTATGATACCACCTGATATTATCCTTGAGTATGCAAATGCTCCGTTTACGGTTAAACAGCGTGTTAAGGCAACTTGGGAAGCCATGATGGCTGCTGAAGAAGCCAGGAAAAATGCTGAGACTGGTGCAAAGGTCAGTTCGGCGGAAAATAAATCTCAGAAAGGAGAAGGGAAATGACAGTAGAAGACGTTTTGAAAGACCTGGAGGAGAACAATGATGGGAGTGGAGATGACAGCGGTAGCAGTTCTGATGATTCAGGTAATGATTCTGGCGATGCTGATAAGGGGAAAGATACCGACAAGGGTGACGGAACTGATTCTGGTGATGATGGTTCTGATGGCGCTGGTGATGACGGTGATACTGGTAAGAAGTCAGATTCTGACGATGATGACACTGACGACCCGATAGAGCAGCTGAAGCAGACCCAGGATGAATTGCGGCAGATGCTTAGAATTTCCCGCCGTGAAAATGCTGCAATGAAAGCCAAGCTTGACCGATTTACTAACAAGCAGCAGAAGAATAAGAATTCTGACGAGTTTGACGATGATGATTCTGATGACGACTCAGACAAAGGTGATGGTGGTGAACTGTCACGCATTGAGCAGTTGCAACAGCAGCTGCAGCAGATTCATGACGTCAAAGGTGCAAGTTTTGAGTTGCTTGCTGAGCAAATGGCTGAGACTCAGAAGTACGCTGACGTGGCTGAGGTGTGCTCACGGCAGAATATGGATGATATTCTCGAAGCTGCTGCTACGGCACTGCATGAGCAGACTGGCGCCGATTTTAATGAGCTTATTCTCGAGCTTGAGACAAACATCTGGAATAGGCCGAATCCGTACAAGTACCTGTACAGTCTCGTGAAGGAACATCATCCAAAATACCAGAAGGCTGACGCTACCAAAGACACTGACAAAGATGATGATGTCACCGGTAAGAAGTCGGCGTCTAGTATTCAGGACATGGGCGGTGCAGGAACTAAAGGCGGAGGCGGCTGGACTGCAGAGAAGATTGACGCAATGCCTGAGGATGAGTTGCACAAAGTTCCGGAAGATGTTTACGACAAATATCTTGCGGGTGAACTGGATTAATTTTTAGGAGGATGTATGGCTAAAACGAGATTTCTTACAAATGACCCGTTGACTCGGAAACGGTGGGCGAAAGACCTGTTCAGGTATATTCTGCCTAACGTTGAGTTCAACGAGCTTACCGGCAAGGGTTCAGATGCAATCGTTGAGATGAAAACTGACCTCGGTAAGGGCGAGGGTGACCAGATTACCTTTGGTATCCGGCTGCCGCTCAAAGGCCAGGGTATTGTCGGTGACAAGACTGTCGAAGGCAACGAAGAGAAACTGCAGTTTCGTAACTTCAAAATGACTATCGAAGAGCTGAACCACGCCGTCGATACTGGCGGTAAAATGGACCAGCAGCGTATTCCGTATGACCTGATGAAGGAAGGTAAGATTGGCCTCCAGGAATGGTGGGTTGACTTGCTTTCTAACTACGTCATCAACATGCTGGCTGGTAACAGCAAATTTCGGATTGCTGGTGAAGTGTTTGCCCAGGCTATCGACGAACCGGACACTGACCATCACATTGTCATCAACAACAAAGCTGAAACTGCCATTACCTCAGCCGACACGATTGACTTGACCTACCTGGACAAGTTGAAACAGCGTGCTGAGAACCCGACCAACGGCGCCTTCAAGTTGCGTCCCCTGGTCAAAGGCGGAAAGAAGTACTTCCGTGTTTACCTGCACAACTATGTATTCGATGCTCTTCGGCAGAATACCAACGTTGGTCAGTGGGGTGACCTGCTCCGTGCTGCCAACAAACTGCAGATGCAGAATGTCGAAATCGAGTACAACGGTATGCTGATTGCCAAGACCGAGCGTCTTCCGCAAGTTCAGACCAATGTGTACCGCTGTGTACTGCTCGGCAAGCAGGCTGGCGTATGGGCATGGGGCGGTGCTGGTGAGAGCAAATCCAGTACGATGTCTTTTGTTCCTTACGAAAAAGATGCCAAGCGTTTTGTCATGATTCGAGGCGGCGGCATCTTCGGCTGCACCAAACCTCGGTTCGAAGACAAAGACTACGGTGTTATCACTGGGGCTACCTGGGGCGAAGCTATTAGCTAGGAAGGAGTAACAAATGATTAGTTTTTTCAGTTATGCTTCTGCCGATAACCTCAGGTTGGCTCGCAGTAAGGTAATTGCAAGTCCTGACGATGGTACGTATGGGCTTATCCACATTCCCAGGTTTGCGTTTCTGTTAAATGCCTGGTGTCGGATTATGACTGCGTACAGTTCAAGTTCATCTGGTACAATCAATATCGGACTGTCCGGTAACGGTGTGGCAGACGATAATGATGCCATCTTTACCTCTACCGCACTTGACCCAGAAGCAGTCGGTTGGTCTAATATGACCGACTCTGGTGGTGCTGCCAAAGGTGGGTACTGGTTCGATGCCGGGTCAGGAGCTGTTACCGCTACGTTCTCTATCGGAGATTCTTCGGCGAACTGCACAATCATGGTGTTTGCACTGTACAGCGTGCTGACTTAAACAATAACCCTTTGCCCGAATAGGAGTTTATTATGGGTATGCTTGACCTGCGTCGACTTGACGCTCGCACCAACGTACTTGAGAATCCTTTCTGGATTACGTCAGGTATGCTGACCCCTGCCGCTGATGACCAAGAGGCAGTATTCTTTTCATTCCCGGCTGCATATGGCGACAAGGTCTACCTTGTTCAGTCCGTGTGCTTTGAAACTGTAATCGCGTTTGCTGGTGGTACCCTTGCCCTCAAAATTGGTACTGGGACTATTCCGCTGGAGTCGTCAGTTGACGGTGCTACCGTTACGCCGACTGATGATGACTTCTACTTTACCACCGCAGCCATTGCTGGAATTGCATCTGTCGGAGTTTCATTTCCCACTGCCGGTGCGTTCGTTACAGCGCGTGGCGGTGGTCTTGACGGCAGTTGTGATATTGTCTGTGCGGATTCTTCAGTTCCTGTTGTCTATGCTTCCCTTACCAGTTCAGCGACAATTACCGCTGGGGCTGGCCGGTTGCACATGTTGCTGAGTCGTATTCCGGCACAGTAATAGGTCAATTTTTGACCGAACTTTGTTGGTAACGTGGGAGTTGCGTAATGACAAAATCTGATATTATTGCAAAAGCAGTTGCCCTTATCCAGGATGGTGCATTTGGTGAGGATGAAGTTGATGAACTGCTAACACAGGTTGTAGGTATGGTTGCTGCTCGAGTCCGTATACCTAGTACCAAACGAATTGGTGCACTGGATGTAGCGGCAGGTGAGACTAGTACTAACGTACTTACATCCATTGCTGGCTTTACATCTTCGTATATTTCTCACGCAAGGAATACTACGACGGGTAAGGACCTTCGCATATATCCAACTCTTGAGTTAATGTTTGAGGACTACGGCACGTTTGATGAAGCTGGAGATATCGAGGCTGTATGCTTTGAGGACTTTATGGTATGGACACAGCATGTTGCTCCAGCTGACCAAACTGTCGCATTTGTCTACTACGCAACTCCCACTGTTCCATCTTCTGGTCATATTACCTGGGCACCGCTTGGCTTGCACTATGACTTGTTTGTGCATGGCATTGCAGCGGTTGCCTTTGGTGAGATTGAGGATGGCCTGGAGGACAACAAAGTTAATACTGGGTATAACGCCGGTAAGTTCTTTGGTGCTATTAGTGAACTGCGTGTGCACTATAACCGCAGTCGCCAACACTTTGTATCAGGATACTGGAGCGTATGAAAGAGATAGCTCTCATAACTAAAACTCGCGGTATTAACAGTGCTATCGACCCTCGACAAATACCACTTACAGATGGTGGCTTCGAGAATATAGCAGCGGCTGTAAATGTTAATATAACTGACGGGTTTAGAATTGTTCGTAGGTGCGGGTATGCTGCACAGCGGTCATGTGTAGCGCATAGTCTATTTGTGCATGATGGCTTAGGCTTTGGTGTTATTGACAACACACTTGTACGGATTCGTCCGAATCTTACTACCATTGCATTACGTACTGGAATGACTTCTGATAAAGTCCGGTATGTAGGTGTGGGTGATAAGGTATTCTACAGTAACACAGCTGTTAACGGTTTTATCCATGCAGACACAGACTATGCCTGGTTGCCAGGACAGTACGTTGGGCCAGATACAGTAAAGGAGTACGTGTCACCACCAGTAGGTAAGCATCTCTGTTTGCACAGAGGAAGAGTTTATATTTCAGATAGAAGTGCTATCTGGTATACTGAACCAATGTATTACCTTGGGATAAATAAGGCAACAAACTTTATTCCTATTAGTTCAGATGTTAGGATGTTACTATCAGTAGGTACAGCATTATTCGTTGCTGATGAGCATAGTATTTATGCACTCGTAGGCACAAATCCTGACGACTATACTGTGGTACGAGTTGCAGCTGACCGTGTTGTTGAAGATACTGCAGTTGTAGTACATAAGCCAGTAATTTTAGGAAAACAGTTTGCTGGGCCAATCGGAATATTTACTGCACAAAATGCAATATATGCTGCTACCCCAGATGGCAGTATATTTGATATTACAGAAAACCGCCTTCGTATGCCCTACGCAAATACTGGTAATGCATATGTTAAGGACGGAATATATACAGCTTTTGTCGATGCGTAAACCAGTATTTAAATATCTTGGCGATACTGACAGGTGCCATGAACTTAATCGCTACGCTAAAACCAGACTTAACATCTTACGTAATGAGATGCAGTTTCAAGGTTTACAGCAGCATGAAGATTTACTTGAACTCTCTGATGGAAGTATTATATACTGTAGGTCAGTATTTGGACGCGATGAAATAGTTATTTATCGTCCTGTAAGAGGCAAAGAGAAGGAAAAGAAGCCAATACAGCTTTTATCCGTATTAAAAGCAGTATTTTTAATTCAGTCATTATTTGCCTATGGTAGGTACTTTTGGCTATTTGTTGGAACAGATGTTGAGTTGAGTATGATAGCTGCGGCGTACGCTGAACGTGCAATGTCCAGACACGGTAACGTATTACTTGTTGAGTACGATACGGTAGATGGAAATCCAACTGTAAATGCACATAAAAGTTCAGGGTCAAAACTTCCATACGAATACTCTGGTGTTGCATACGAACTAAAGATTAATAACTACCCAGGCAAGTTGCGAATAGTTTGTAGTGACTACACTATATATTTGGACGCTGTAACATGGGATGGTAAGTACCACTACAGTACTTCAAGTAATAGCTTTTATGTGTACGGTAACCAGTTGCTTAGGTTTCGTACACACGCTGTTCCAGCAACTAGCGAAAATAACTACACTGTCCAGTATGTGTTCATGTTTATGGAGTATACATTTTACACTAAGCGTGTTGATGGAATTATGAAACTTGCTGCAGACACTGTAACAATAACACGTACTTACGACTTCTACGATGTATGCCAGTATTTAAATCCAGACTCGCCAGGAGCTATGTCCTCATATAGTTCATGCTTACCACAGCTTTCTGCCAGAGCAAGCTGTGCACTAACAGGTGATAAGTCATATATTAAGATACTACTTTGGGCATACGGCCATCGTCATGCAACTGGGTGTGACGAATGGGACTGTTATCATAATAACTATCCTGTTATTTACAACTTTAAATTGGACCGAACATCTGGGATTTTATCCGGTGTTACACTGCTGCCATGTACACGAAAGAAAGTAAGTACTGTTACTGGTACTGACACTAATGGGCTATACTACTTTGGCGGATATGATAACTACATTGCACTATGGTTTCGTACTAAGTATGGTGATGCAAACAGATATTCATTTGTAGAAGAAATGCGGTTTCCTCTTCGTATAAAGCATGCCCAGACATACCGTAGACTTAATGTTCCGTGTCCAACAGACTACTGGTGGATAGTTGGATGGAGCCTTAAGGTCACAGGCACTTCACAGTTTATTGGCGGCATAGATGACTTAAATGACTATGGAAACGGAAAGTATATTACAAAATACCACGGAACAGCACTGCTTATTATTACTCCATACACTGCAGAGGTAACGAAAGATGACACACACGAGCATACAACTGAGTATTGGGCAAGCTGGACACCGTGTACTATGGAAAATCCGTGCGAATTTACTGACTGTACTAATAATCTTGCTCCAGCGCAGTTACTTGGGTCACCGGATTTAACGTGCTATCCTATATGTAACGAGATTGTTGAGGAATCGTCTGAAATTCAGCCATACGGAGTTCCTCTAGGTTATGGGTCTGCATGGGTACGTGTTGATTACATTAGTATATCAGATTGGGCTTTTATACTTTTAGCACTACCTAGTCCTGAGGTTGGTGCTGACCCATTATCTGTTCCAGACAATACCTCACACTGTGAACGTACGCTTAGTTCAAGTGCAGCAGACGTGAATAAGAAACGGTCTGCAGTTGTACGGGTATGCACAACTGATATGCATGATGGAATGAAGTTTACGGTACGCTGGAATGACGATTATGACAGTAATGGAAATATGTCATTTGTTAGGTGGTTTGACAGAAGAATTCATTACCAGCATTTTGACAGCAGAGTAAATGGTGCTGGTTCATTACTATTCTTTAAGTCTACCCCTAAGCACTGCATATATTCAGAAATTACACATGCGACAGAAACTGAACAAGCATTTTTATTTGTAAATGGTATAGATTATTTTGACGACATCTGTGAAGCAATCAAGCCACTACTAGAAGCTGAGTTGGAACCATACGAACTTAGTCCAGCGTATATAACTAAGAATCGACTGGTCGGCTACGCTTTTATGGTTTAACCTAAACATCAGAGGAGGAGTACAATGGGATTACGTCTTAGTACCGGACTGAGAAATGCAATTATGGGAAGTTCTGGTTTCAAAGGAGCTATGGATGGCGGTGTTCTTGATATTTTTTCAGGAACTATTCCGACCGATGCTGACCAGGCTGAAGGGTCTGGAACCAAACTACTTCGAATTACTGTAAATGGCGGAGCGTTTGCTTCGAATCCACTGCACTTTGCAGCCAGTGCTGTAGGTGGCAAGCTGTCAAAGAGTGATTCAGAAAGTTGGCAAGGTGATGGACTTGCGGATGGCACAGCAAGTTGGTTTCGTTTCTATGACTCCAATGATACGTCCGGTGCCAGTACGACAGCTGCTCGGTTTGACGGTACTGTCGGTACCAGTGGTGCTGACCTTATTCTGACAAGTACCAGCATTGTTAATGGAGCTACCACAACCATTGACGCTGCAGACTTCACGCTGCCTGCTTCGTAAGATAACCTAAGGTAGTGGGGAGAAATCCCCACTACTTATACGGAGAACCTATGAGTGAAACACTGGTAAAACGCACACCAACGCACGGATATTACTGCCAAGATAATTCACCTACTTCAGCAACTATGACAGAAGCTGCAGGTATTATAAACGGCACAAAAACTGATAATCCGGCTAGTACGTACTGGACACAGTACTATCAGTTTGGTATTGACCTAGGGTCAGCTAAGGATATTAATAGGCTGCGTGTGTATTCAAGTGTATACGGCCAAGGTGATTTTAACTCAAGTTATGATAGCCTACGTGTATATAAGTCATCCGACAATACAAACTGGACGTCGGTAAAGTCATACGATGGTGACGACCTTACATTACACCAGGAGTCTGACCACTGCTGGTGGGATTTAGACTTTAGTACACTCAACACCAGGTACATTAAGGTGTACAGTGGTAGCGGGATAGCGTTTGGCGCAGGTGGTGCCTCAGCTATTTTGTCTGAATTGGAAGCGTACTATCGTACAGCGTCTGGGTCAGTAACATTATTTACAGACCCAAGTAAGATTGCTGCTGATATGGCACACTTTCCAATGCCAGTAGACATTATGCAGTACTGTCCAGAAATCATAAGCGATTTAGGTGACGACGACAAGTTGAAGCTTAAAGTTATGGCTACTGGTAAGGCATTTGATGCAGACACAAAATTACTTATACGTTCTGATGAAGTAGATGGCAATGTTCACTTTTACGATGCCTCTCCGGGTAACTTGGATATTGGCCATAGTGGAAGTACAGTATACCATTCTGATACAAAAAAGAAATTTGGTAAAACAAGTATGTACTTTGGCGACAGCAGTAGCTATATGTCGTTTACTACTGACTCAACGGAAGGTGTATTTACTGGTGAGTTTACAATCGACTTTTGGATAAACTTTAATAGTATAGTAGAGCAAACTATTATCGGCTCTACATCAAGTACTGGCTGGTATATTCAGTATACCGGTAGTGCGATACGCATGATAAGCCATTACGGTACAGTTGTATATCACGCCTGGACGCCAACAGCTGGAACATGGTATCATATAGCGTACGTTAGAGATTCTAGTGATGACGTTAAGTTATATATTGACGGTGTACTAGTTGAGACACACAATTTTACTGATGACATTGGCAGCAGTGGAGCTACGTTTGATACAAAAACTGCATCAGGTACAGCGTTTAATGGGTACATTGACGAGATGCGATGGAGTCATACAGCTAGGTGGACATCTGCATTTACTCCGCCAACTAGTATGTATGGGTTCACTACAGTCAGGGAATTGGAGTGTTATGTTGCTGTAGGTGCGTGGAATGGTTCTGACGAGGGAGTACTAACAGTAGGAATTCCATGCCTATCTGCTAGTGACAGTTTACAGCTCGAAATATCATGGGATACAACCTGGGCAAAAAATACTGATTATGTTGGTTACAATGGAAACAGCACTGCAGCTAAGGTATTTGATAATAGGTTTATTTCATTTACGTACTTTGCACGTACCAGTGGTGGACTTAGAGATGAAACAGATGCTAGAGCCGGTACTCTGGTAAATATGTCAGCAGCTAATCAGGTTACTGGGCCACTCGGTATGGCACTAACATTTGATGGAACTGAGGAGTATGTAAGAAACTTATCATATATTGCTCAGGCAATGCAGCCGTCTACAGAATCAACATTTACTGTGCTACTTGCGTTTAAGGCAGCAGCTACAGGGTCTGGAACTAGCGATACCATATTTGCAATAGTTGGTTCTACTACACTGAATAATGTACGCATAGTAAATGGTACTAACATTGATGTCTATATAGGTGATGTTAGGACTATTGCTGGTACAAAAGCTATATCGTCTACCTTTCAGGTATTTACGTATACAGATTCTCCTGACGGCGGTGAGTTATTTTGCGATGGTGTGTCTGTGGGTACATCTACATCACATGCAACTTGGAACAATACGTATAGCAATATTGCATCGTATGGTGCTCGTTACGATAATAGCTCACCGTCTGACTACGCTGCACAGACAACTGCTATCATGATTGTATCAAAAACTGTCAGGAGTGATGACTGGATTAAAACAATGACAGCTGCAGTCCTTGACCAAATACTTGGATTTCCAATTAATCAGAGAATGTATCTTCGAACGAGAGCACAAATACCAAATTCTTTTAACATTCTAGGAGGGATTTAATATGGCTGGACTTATTTGTATTGCACAGACTGCTGAAGTTGCTCTGACAGCTGCTACTGCCAAAACAGTACTGCAACTGGTAGCCCCAACTAACCAGCGACTCAAACTGAAACGGTGGGGAGTATTTTTTGATGGTACGTCAGGTACGGCAGAACCTGTTCAGGTGCGTTTACTTCGACAAACCAATGCAGGTACCATGTCCTCACTTACACCCGTGAAGCAGGTTGCTGGAAGTGAAACAGTACAGACAACTGCGCAGCACACAGCAACCGCCGAGCCAACTGCTGGTGATGTTATTGACGTAGCTGAAGTGCATCCACAGTCTGGGTACGAAGTAATTATTCCATTTGATATGCCTGTAGAAGTTCCTGGTGGCGGAAGGATTGGTATTGAGTGTACTGCTCCTGCAACTGTTAATGTCCGTGCAAAGTTGGTATTTGAGGAATAATGTATACTGTCGTCAGACCACCTACACATCCAGTATCTAAGTTTCGACCTTGGCATACTACCTACGGCTTTACAAGCTTAAATAGTATTGCTGCGAGTTTGCCGGCAATTACAGGAGCAGTTTCCGGTAGTCAAATTGCAAATAAGATTGAAAGTGATTTACCGGCAATTACTGGGGCTATGCACAGCGGTGGTACGCTTACTGCAAACTTACCACTAATAACTTCGTATATTCATGAGTATATAATTTCAGGTGACATTGATAGTACGTTACCTACACTTACTGGGTATATTGAAGCACTGTGGACAGTTGGTAGTGTTCAGCGCCCACTCCCGGCAATTACTGGTAGTATGTCAAGTGGTGGACGTATTCCAGCTACTGTTCCAGCAATCACTGGAATATTAACAGGCCGTGTCGGAATTTCTGGTAGTCTTGTCCGTACAATTAACGGTATTACTGGTAAGATGTATGCTGGTGGCGTAGTAATTCAGCCGTTACCCGCAATTACATCTGATATTACTGGTAGTACTGGCAGCATAGGCACAGCGGATAAAAAACTTCCGGCAGTATATGCCAGACTATCTGGAACTGTAGAGTATCTTGGACAAGCTACCCAGAGTATACCTAAGCTTACCGGAAAACTTACTGGTATTACTGGAATATCTGGGCAGCTTATTCGGCAACTGCCACATATAAAATCTAGTGTGTACGCACATACTGGAAACATTGGTAGTATTAGCAAAAATTTACCTGCAGTATCAATAATTAGTAGCGGAACTGTAGAAAACCTTGGTAACCTTGACGGAACAATACTTATATTTGGTGATATGCGCGGCAGTACTGACAGGTTTGCTAACTATATAATTCAATATCGGAGGCCATAGTGTTTAAACTTGGCATACGTATAAATCTTAATAACGGTGGAATGTCACAAGTAACTGGATGGGAGTTTAATTCAGTTGCTGATTTACATGATACACTTATCGCTGCGTCAGATACTGCACTGGCAACACTTGGTGCAGATGATGATAACGGAAATGATATAGACAGTTTTATCCTTGTGCCAACATCTAACTTAAATATTCCAAATCCCAAGCGTATTCGTAAAGGTTACTTGGAGTATGAGGTAGAGGGAAAACTTTCAATCACATGTAAATCTGGTAATTTACATTTTACTGAGGTTTTGGAAAATTCAGGTCGTCATGAAGGGGCTAAGGTTTTCAAGGGCAACAGAGGTGTATACGGAGTAAACTGGGAATTTGAAATCAGAAATGTTGATGGCGTGTACTTTGCCATTGACTACTTTGGAGTTTTACCTGTTGTACTTAATCGGCATAGGAGTCTACTGTGAGCGAAGTATATGAAGACAACATAGGATTTATAACTGAACGGTTCAATGAAGCACATACATATGCTGCAGCTGCATGGCAGGATTTTACGGAGTTTATGGATAGGATGCAGCATGACTTCACTGAATCAGATTTACCACTTGCTGATATTCAGTTTCCAACTACGCCACCGATACTTAATACTGACATTATTGGCTTGCGTCCAGATATGCCAGATTTATCTCTTGACTCTACTACAGTTCCTGCAGCTCCTTGGCTGCCGTCAGTATCGCCTATTACACTACCAACAATTCCTGTATTTACTGTGCCGCCACCAGTAGTTACGTTACCTACAGTTCCGGATTCTACACTTCCAACTGACCCTGGCGAGGCACCAGCTACTGAAAATATTGAGATTCCAACAGCACCAGCATTTACACTGCCAGCTGCACCTACATTTTCAGATGTTATACTGCCAGAAATGCCAACACTTGATAATATTCAGTTTGAGGGAATACTTCCTACAGCACTTCCTGACCCGCCAGCAAATATGTTTGCGTATAATGAAGCTGTTTACCAGTCATTAATAAAAGATGACTTGGATAGAAAGATACTTACTGATATTGTTAGTGGTGGCACCGGACTTGACCCAGACGTCGAGGAAGCAATATACTTACGTGCGCGGGGTAGATTGAGTGAGGAACGTGAGCTTGCACATGATGAAACACTGAAC